CATTAAAAGATTGTGTCTTTGATACAAAGAACAAGCAATCTAAAAATACAATTTTTAAGTGCGTAGATTAATTATACACCTAGCTCTTATAAATAATACTACAATAAAAACACTTAGGCATTTATTTTTAAGGTCCAACGAAAAGGCTTTTTCCTGTCGTAAATTAACGGAGAGAAATAATAGATGTCGACAACAACAAAATTAGAAAAAGAAAGTTTAGAAGCACATGTTGATTTGTGCGCTCTCCGCTATGAGCAGCTAGATGGTCGTTTAACTAACGTAGAGAAGAAGATGGAAGAAATGCACGAAGACATGCGTTTGGGCCAAACCAGTCTTATTAAAGTGCTCATCGGTGCAACTGCAACTATAGTTGCAGGCCTGCTTTCCACAATCGTCGTAATAATAATGAAGTTCTAAAATCACGCTAAATAACATTACTATGTTATTACGTGAATTTTTTATATCTGAAGTTTCATTAGACGATTTAGTCAAAACTCATAACGAACTAAATCCCAAACTTTGGTACGACAACAACCTCAGAAGAGAAGTTGAATATCATCTCTTATTGGTTGCTAAAGCCTTTGTTAAATTCATCAACATACCCGACCTACAATTAGAAGACATTACTATCAGTGGAAGTAATGCAAGTTTCAATTACAACAAAAAGAGTGATATTGATCTACACCTAGTGGTAGATGAGCGTAGTAAGTGCTATGCTCCATTAAAAGAGCTATTCCTTGCTAAGAAGAGCCTGTTCAATGATCAGCATGATATTAGCATGCGAGGCGTAGCTGTTGAAGTGTACGTACAAGAGTTAGGTCAACCACATGTGAGCAACGGCATCTACAGCTTGTTAAAAGACACTTGGATCAAACAACCCAAGCCTATTGTAGTGAAGCCAGACGCAACTAATACGCAACACAAGTATGAATTTTTAAAACACGAAATCGAACAAGCCATCAAGAGCAGAGATACTGATAAGATGGAAAGAGTTAAAGCCAAAGTCAAAGACATGCGAGCAGCAGGACTTGCTGCTAATGGAGAATTTGGTCCTGAAAATCTAGCATTTAAAATGCTGCGTAATGACGGCGCATTGGATAAGTTATTTGCTCTAATAACAAAAGCACAAGATGATAGACTCAGTATTAAGTAATTACAATAGGACAGCAACATGAAAATAAATGAAATCATAACAGAACAAAGCGCAATCTTGCAGATCATGGCTGATGACGAAAAGCAAACAACACTGGTAGATCCAAAAACAAAGATTCAAACAGTAGTTCCTAAAGATCCAAACAAACCAGGTGCTATCACCAAAGACGAACGCGGTCAACTAACACTTGATGTCAACGTAAAAGGCACTGTAGACAGAGGTATTAAGCCTGGTGACAAAGTTATGGTTAAACAGTTATGAAAATAAATGATCTAATCAAAGGATTTGAGGTCTTTACAACTAATGAAGAACGTGCTATACTAGAAAGCATGGATGACCTTGCGCCGTTGAATAGCTATAACGAGCGTGAACGATTCATAATCACTAACCTTGTAAGGAAGAGCCTTATAAGTAAGATAGTACATAACGGGAACATATTGGTGAAAAAAAATGAACTATGATTCTGTAGCTGACGACTTACTAAATTTAATAGATTCTGGGTTAGAAACTACTAGAGCTATACTGCCTTATCAAAAGGGCAATAGTATACGCATTAAAAACTATGCTATCCGTAAGAATTCAAAAGGATATCAAATTTATGATGTTGCAACAAATTCACGAGTCGCAACAACTAACTTTAAGATATCTGCCCTTGCACTTGCTAAGAGCCTAGCACAAGGTATAAATGCAACAGATCGTATACTTTTTACAGACAATGAGCTATTAAAGCATTATAATGATGCTATTTTTTACAGACATAGAATGAATAAAACTAATGATTTTTCAGTTTTGGAATCTAGGCTACATAGGCTAGATATTTCTATTGCTAGATCAAAAGTTCTTAAGGGCGATTTAGATAGATTTATATTCTAATCGATAAATAACATATAAGCAGTCATTTGGGAAGATCAACAATGAACATTAGAGAATTTACAAAACCAGTAACAGCTAAAAAGCTAAACGAAAGCCTAGCATCCCGCTTTGGCGCAAGAATTGATGTAGAGAAATTTACTACGGAGCAATTGCAAGATGTGCGTAATAAGATACGTACACGACTTAGCCAAATGCAAACTAGTGAAAGTTTCAATACCACAACAACAGAAGACTATCAAAAGAACAAGCTATTTTTGGATGTTCTAAACGCTGCAATTGGCGAGCGTGATTCTGTTGCAGAAGCAATTGATGAAGCTATTCGCCAAGTAAACGAAGGTGAAGAAGACAAGGCAGAGCTAGTAATGGCTGCTAAGGACATGGTTGATCGTGTTACTGGCTGGATGGAAGACACTGCTGAAATGCAAACAGAATCAATGCTTGAACTAGCAGATGCTATCCGTGATGAAATGGGCAGCGCACAAGCTGAAGCATTTACATCTTCAGTTAAGCCAGCACTAGAAGCATTGTACAGCGCAATGGAAGCAACTCGCGTTACACTAATTCAAGGTGTTGGCTTGCTAACTGGCGAAGCCGAACCAGTAGAGCCAATGGGGGCTGAACCAGCAATGGAGCCAACAGTAGACGGTGAAATGCCAGCGGACGAGCCAGATGCTGAACTAGGCGGCGATGAAGATTTTGCTGCTGCTGAACCCGCAGCAGGCGGCGATGAAGAACTAGGTCGTGCAAAACGTGAAAGCATTGACCGCAGCAATTCAAAAAAAAAGTAACAGAGTCCGCAGACTCTAATACAATATTCCAAATACTTTCCCACTTGAAAGACAGTGGGAAGTTCAAACTATCAATCCAAAAACTAGACAAACTCATGCAAAATATGGGTAAAGGCAACTTTACCTTTGATGGGTTCAAAGCAGCATATGATAGTGACCCACGCTTCAAAACAATCATAACTAACTTCGATAAAGAAAATATTGAATTGAAGTCAGACGAAATGGACGATTTACCCGCAACAGGGGAACCAAAACCCGATGCAGTTAATAAGATGGCCAAAAATGCGGTTGACTTATCCGCAATGTGATGCTATATTAAAAGCATGACAGATCTGTCATTGATACTCAAGGAGAGTTCATTATGAAAAAAATCTTAGCAATAGCAGGTTTACTCGCAATAGCAATGTTAGGCGGTTGCGCCAGCGGACCTAATCAAACAGTTGGAACTGGTGTCGGAGCAATCGGTGGCTATGCTGTTGGACGAGCACTAGGCGGCGGAGCAGCAGGTTCCGCAGTAGGTGCAGTAGCAGGAGCATTGGTTGGAAGCTCAGTTGGTCAAAGCATGGATCAACAACGTCCAGTAATAGTACAGCAGTCTCCTCCTGTTGTATATCACGATCGTATAGTAAGATGTTACTACGTAAGAGAGTGGGATGGATATTATCGCGCATACGTTGATCGTAAAGTTTGCCGTTAAAAATCACTTGACAAACTTGCTAGTAGGTGTTATATTAAGAGTATGACATTAATAACTAGCAAGTACGTATACGAAAAAATATCAAGAACTGAAGTTAACGGTAAAAGAAGATATTTAACTCCTGATGGCTCGGCTGTCGCAAGTGTAACTACTATCCTTGACGCTACTAAAGATAAGACACATCTAATAGCATGGCGTAAGCGAGTAGGTGAAACTAAAGCACAAGAAATTGTAACAGAAGCTGCTGGTGTGGGTACCCGCATGCACAAGTATCTCGAAGACTATATAGATACCGGTGTTTGGCCTACACCTGGCAGCAATCCCTTTGCTATCAAAGCACATCGAATGGCAGAACAAGTGCGTGAGAATGCCCTTGCTCATGTGAACGAAATTTGGGGTAGTGAAGTAAATCTTTATGTTCCGCAACTTTATGCAGGTACCACTGACCTTGTAGGTTTATACAAAGGCAATGCTTGCATTATGGACTTTAAACAAACCAATAAGCCCAAGAAGCAAGAGTGGGTAGTAGACTACTACTTACAAATGGTAGCATATGCAGAAGCACACAACGCAGTACACGGCACAGATATACGTGAAGGACACGTTTTTATGTGCAGTAGAGGCGATCATGCCAGCGTTTTAGGCGGTGAAACTTACCAACAGTTTGATCTTTGGCCGCATGAATACGATGAATGGCGACACGAATGGTACAACAGGGTTTACAGCTATTACGAGAACTACGCATAAATATATAAAATAAGCGTAGGAGAAACCCGTGGCCGTAGTACAAATTAGCCGTATACAAATACGTCGAGGACGTAAAAATCAAGGTTCAGGATTACCACAGCTAGCCAGTGGCGAGTTTGGTTGGGCAGTTGATGCACAAGAACTTTTCATAGGAAATGGTTCTGTTGCTGAAGGTTCACCATATGTAGGTAATACAAAAATCCTAACAGAACATGATAACCTTTTTGAATATGCAAGCACTTATACATATCGTTCAGACGTAGCTTATATACAAACAGGCTCAACTGTAACAACTCCTGTAATAAGAACATTACAGGAAAGACTTGATGATAGAGTCAGCGTAAGAGCATTTAATTGCATGGGCGACGGCACTGATCAAACAGATGCACTTCAACGTGCCATCTTTCAGTTGTTTCTAAACAGTGCCAACAAAACAAATCCTCAAAGTAGAGTAGAATTATATCTAGAACCAGGTACATACAACCTTAGTTCTACAATATTTCTTCCACCATTTACTACTATAATTGGTGCAGGTGTAGGAAAAACGGTTATTGTTTCAAGCACTTGGCCCGACGCAACCTTTAAAACTATCAATGGAGATAGTACTCCTGAAGTCATTGCAAACGATGCAACTACCAGTACTGATAACCAAGCACGTAATCTTAATCTAAGTAATTTTACAATCCTAACAGAGGGTACTAATATTCCTGCATTAAATCTAACTAACTGTGTAAACAGTACATTTAAAAACATTGCAATTGAAGGTCTATGGCGCTCAGGTAATGCACTTGGTGATGCATATTCAACAGCAGACTACGCTGTAGAACTAAACGCACTAAGTACAGCAGTAACTTGTTCAGGAAATATATTTGAAAATATTAGTATTAACGGACATGCCTATGGTTTTAAATCAAAATATGATATTGTAAATAACAACTGGGACAAGTGTAATTTAAGAAATTGTGCTTTTGGTTTCTATCTTGGTGTAGACACAATCTTAGGATCAAGCGGACAATTGACTGGCCCAAGCAACAATACTATTTCAAATAGTATTTTCAATGATATTGACAATGAAGCAATATGGATTGAAAACGGATCTAACAACGTAAGTTCAAGCAATAAGTTTTATGCAGTGGGCAATGAAGGCGGATCATCCATCAATCCAATGCACCCAGTATTACGATTTGGTACTTACGGTAACTTGAGTAAAGACGATTGGTTCCAACGATCAGCAGATTTAGGTTATAACTTAGAGTATTTGTTTAGTGTTCCTTTTGTACCAGAAGTACACGGGCCTGTTATTACACAAAACAGCTTTACTCAATATATTAGGTTGACAGAACTAGGAGAACCAACTAAACTTGTAAAGTTCCCAGCAGACACTGCGAGAGGAATTGAGATAGATTATATCTATAAAAGTAATGAAGTACAGGCTCTTAGAAAAGGAACAATACATATAACAGTTGACCCAACAAATGATTTAAATTTAATAGCAGATGATTATGACTATGTAGGTGATAACTCATTAGCAGAAAATTTAAAATTCACTGCTCAAAACTTTGACGAGAACGGTGATGCAGCTATTGACACAGTGGCTCTAATGGTGATGAACTCTACTAATAATGATGACGCAGACTTTTATTTTAGAGTAAAAACCAAAACCTAATGTTTCGCAGTACGTATGAGCAAAGACTGTCCGCCTGGAGAGATTTTAGACTTTCTCTAGAAACAGCAGATGATCCGATTCAATCTACAATTGATTTTTATGAATCTGCTCCACTTTGTAAGTTTCAATGCGATCCGTATGATCGCAACACATGGCCTACACCTTGGGAAATCTTAGAGGAAAATAATTATTGTTCCTTCGTGAAGATTCTTGCAATTGCTTACACCCTGCAATTAACTGATCGCTTTTCCGGAGAGGCCTTTGAGATACATATAAAATACAGCTCAGCTGAATCCTCAATATATTATTTGTTGCAAGTAAACGATCGGATTATTGGTTATGATGAATACACTCATGTGCATAAAAATAAAGTACCCAAAGGTCTTGTTTCGCAACAGACGTACACATTACACCCCAAGCAATAAATATTACCTATAAGCAAGAACAGGAGAGAAAATGTCTAATGGCACTATGATCGTAAAGAGAGACGGAACACGTGAACATCTTAACATCGACAAGATACACTTTGTAGTTGAAGAAGCATGTAGAGGATTAGCAGGAACAAGTAGTAGTCAAATTGAAATGAATGCCAACTTACAATTTTATGATGGCATGAGTACAAAAGAAATTCAAGAAATTTTAATTCGTAGTGCCAGCGATTTAGTTTCTTTAGAAACCCCCAACTATCAATATGCAGCAGCACGTTTGCTTTCATATACAGTTAACAAGGAAGTGTTTGGTCGTTACGAACCAATTACATTAAAAGAAATGATTGACTTAAACATCAAGAGAGGTGTTTATGATCCGGAGTTTCTTGAATATTACACAGATGAAGAAATTACTAAACTAGATAGTTATATTAATCACAATCGTGATGAAAACTTTACCTATGCAGGACTACGTCAAATTATTGACAAGTATGTTGTACAGGATCGTAGTTCGGGACAAATATTTGAAACTCCGCAATTCATGTATATGATGATCGCAGCGACACTTTTTGCTCGCTATCCAAAAGATTCTAGAATGTACTATGTAAGGAGATATTATGATGCAACATCATTATACAAGATCAACATCCCCACGCCCGTTATGGCTGGGGTCAGGACACCAGTGCGTCAGTTTGCAAGTTGTGTTCTTGTTGATAGTGATGACACTCTTGACAGTATCTTTTCCAGTGATATGGCTATTGGGCGTTATACAGCGCAGAGAGCAGGCATCGGCATCAACTCAGGACGCATCCGCGGAGTAAACGCAAAGATCCGAGGCGGCGAAGTAGCACATACTGGTATCATTCCTTTCCTAAAGAAGTTTGAATCAACAGTACGTTGTTGCACTCAAAACGGTGTTCGCGGAGGAAGTGCAACCGTGCATTTCCCATTCTGGCATCAAGAGATTGAAGATATTCTTGTACTAAAGAATAACAAGGGAACTGAAGACAATCGCGTTCGTAAGCTGGACTATTCAATCCAGCTTAACAAAACCATGTACGAACGTCTATTAGCTAATGGAGAAATAACTCTTTTCTCGCCACATGACGTTCCGGGACTTTACGAAGCATACTTTGGAGATGCTGAAGTATTCAAAGAGCTATATGAAAAATATGAACGTGCAACTTCAATTAAGAAGAAGCGTGTAGATGCTATGGAACTATTCTCTGCATTAATTAAAGAACGTGCAGAAACTGGACGTATCTACATCATGAATGTGGATCATTGCAATACGCATAGTTCATTCCTTGATACAGTGTTTATGAGCAACCTATGTCAAGAGATTACACTGCCCACTAAGCCGCTACAGCACATTGATGATCCAGAGGGAGAAATTGCTCTTTGTATCCTATCAGCAATCAACGTAGGTCTAATTAAAGAGCTAGATGATCTTGAAGAACTATGCGATCTAGCTGTTCGTGCATTAGAAGAAATCATTGACTATCAACGATACCCAATACTAGCAGCAGAGCGTTCAACAAAGGCTCGTCGTAGTCTAGGCGTAGGATATATTGGACTAGCACATTACTTGGCACGAAATCATGCCAAGTATGAAGATTCCCAAGCATGGAAGCTGGTACACGATCTTACTGAAGCATTCCAATACTATCTATTAAAAGCATCAAACGAGATCGCCAAGGAGCGTGGAGCATGTGAAGCATTTAATAGAACCAAGTACTCACAGGGAATCTTACCTATTGATACTTACAAGAAAGAAATTGATAATGTAGTTCCTAACATATTAAATTATGATTGGGAGGCTCTTAGAGCTAGTATTAAAGAGCATGGTCTACGCCACAGTACATTATCTGCACAGATGCCCAGCGAAAGTTCGTCAGTGGTATCTAATGCAACCAATGGCATCGAACCGCCACGTGGTTACCTAAGTGTTAAGAAGTCTAAGAAAGGACCTCTTAAGCAAATTGTTCCGCAGTATCAAACTCTAAAGAACTATTATACGCTGCTGTGGGACATGCCCAATAACGACGGATATATTAAAATTGTAGCTATGATGCAAAAGTTTTTTGATCAATCAATTAGCGGCAATTGGAGTTATAATCCAACACACTATCCCGATAACGAAGTTCCAATGAGTGTTATGCTACAAGACTTGCTTAATACCTATAAGCTAGGTTGGAAGACAAGCTACTATCAAAACACTTATGATTATAAGACTGACCCAAGCGAGTTAGAAGATGAGGTACCACTAGTACAACTACCAGTACCTCAAAGCGAAGGCAGTGAAGAATGCGATGCTTGTGCAATTTAACAATTGACACTGTAACATATTCGTAGTATAATTTAAATTAAGTTAAGGGATTAAAATGTCAAAGAGCGTATTCAACAGAGAAAAAGTAGACTTCACAAAACAGTATATGTTTTTTGGAGCCGACCAAAATACACAGCGATATGATGTGTTTCGATATCCAGTGTTTGATAAACTAAATCAAACCATGCTGGGATATTTTTGGCGACCAGAAGAAGTGAGTCTACAAAAGGATCGTGCTGACTACGCTAACTTCCGTCCAGAACAAAAACATATCTTTACTGCTAATTTAAAGTATCAAACACTACTTGATAGCGTTCAAGGACGAGGACCCTGTCTTGCATTCCTTCCTCACGTATCAATTCCAGAATTAGAAGGTTGTATTGTTACTTGGGACTTCTTTGAAACTATCCATAGTCGTAGTTACACGCACATTATGAAAAATGTGTACCCAGATCCGACTATAATATTTGATACAATTTTAGATGACGAACGGATTATTGAACGTGCAATCAGCGTAACAAAGAATTACGATGCATTTACTGCCGCTGCTGATGCGTTCAATCACAGAGGTGAAGGATCAATGCGCGATGTCAAGAAGAAGATGTTCCTTGCCATGATGAACGTAAATATCTTAGAAGGACTTAGATTTTACGTTTCGTTTGCTTGTACCTTTGCATTTGGTGAGCTTAAGATGATGGAAGGATCTGCAAAGATCATCAGCTTGATTGCTCGCGACGAAGCACAGCATCTTGCACTTAGTACTCATATTATTAAAAATTGGATGCAAGGTAAAGACGATCCAGAGATGATGGAAATTGCTCGCGAGTGCGAAGAAGATGTATATGAAATGTGGCGCACTTGTGTAGCAGAAGAAAAAGCCTGGGCTGAATATCTATTCAAAGACGGATCGATAATTGGTTTAAATGAAACACTATTGCATCAGTATGTTGAATATATTGCAAATCGTAGACTTAAGAGCTTGGGTTATACTTCAATATTTGATGCACCTGTAAATACTAATCCTTTGCCGTGGACACAGCATTGGTTATCAAGTTCTGGATTGCAAGTTGCTCCTCAAGAAACCGAAGTTGAAAGTTATGTTATTGGCGGCATCAAACAAGACGTAAACATCAATTCATTAAAAGGATTTAAACTATGATAGAAATTTATGGCAAGCCAGCTTGCCCTTTTTGCGATAAAGCTAAAGCATTGTGTGAAACACGCAGGTATCCCTATTCATACAAGCAATTAGATGTAGATTTTACAAGAGAACAACTGTTTGAACAGTTTCCAACTGCAAAAACATTCCCACAGATTCGTATCAACGGCCGGTCTATTGGCGGATACGATCAACTAATGAAATATGTAGAAGAAACTGGATATACCGGACATGGAGAAACATTATAATGTTAATTGAAGCACCATACAAAGCACAAGATGCAATTTCTATGAAAACAACGGGTGGTGAAGAAATCGTTGCACGTTTCATAGAAGAAGATGCGCATAATATTACAGTTGAAAAACCAATGGTAGTTATGGCAACACAACAAGGTTTAGGTCTTGGTCCATTTAGCTTTACCATTAACCCAAGTTCTAAACTAAAACTAAATAAGAGTACACTGGTATTTGTACATAAGACTGACGGCGAAATGGCTAAACAGTATCTTTCAAGCACTAGCGGTATTCAACTGGTTTAAAAATGGCTGCTGTACATAGACAAACAGATTTACGAGTATGTGGTCATACCACAATAGTGCAAGGTCAGGGTACTGTCTATGCAAATAATCTATTGATTGCCGTAGATAAAGATCCAGATAATGCTGGCGGCGGCAATTTAATTGCTGCTTGTAAAAATGTGTACATTAACGGCAAGATGGTGGTAAACCATACTCCGGATCACGCAGAACCCGATTCAGAATGTCCAGTGGATCCACATTGCGATCCATATACAGCTCAAGGTTCTCCAAACGTGTTTGTTGGTGATTAAAAGTTCTTGACAAATCCTATCTTTGTGTTATTATAGTAATATAACAACTGAAGATAGGCTCAAATGAAAAACAAAGTAATACTTACAGATGCTGATGGCGTCATTCTTGATTGGGAATGGGCGTTCCATGTTTGGATGGAAGAACACGGTTTCCATAAACAAGAAGGTAGCCAATTTATCTATAACATTGGAGACCAATATGGAATCAGCAACGAACAGGGTAAAAAGCTAATTAAGATTTTTAACGAATCTGCGCACATGGGTTTCTTACCCCCATTGCGAGATGCCATGTTTTACATCAAACGACTACATGAAGAACACGGATATGTGTTCCATTGTATTACTAGTTTGAGTAAGGATGCAAATGCCTGCAAGTTGAGAGAAATGAACTTGCACAAGCTGTTTGGAAAGACAGCCTTTACGAAGTTTATTTTCTTAGATACTGGAGCTGATAAAGACGAAGTACTTGAACAGTATCGCGGTACAGGTCTTTATTGGATTGAAGATAAACCTGAGAATGCACAAGCTGGACTTAACGTAGGCTTGCGTTCGTTACTAATGGAACACGGTCACAATATGGATCATAGCAATAGTCAGATCCCTAAAGTGAAAAATTGGAAAGAAATATATAATATTATCACAGGAGAAAAAAATGACTGATACAACAACTAACACAGTGCATGACGAAATCGTCCTAGCATTTAACAATTACCTTAAGGAATCAGAGGCTTTTGAAAATAAGGGTGTAAAGGCCGCGGCCGCTCGCGCTCGCAAGGCTCTTGGAGAACTAGGTAAGCTATCTAAGGCCCGTCGTGGAGAAATCCAAGAGAAGAAAAACGGGATGTAATGAACACGTTTGAGCGCATTTGGGCAAGAGCAACTGGACACCTAATGGGCCAAACGGATGAGGATAGGCCAGATGTGCCTATCCTCACATTACGTGAAGCAAAGATAGCATTGTTCCTAAAATCATTTTGGGTGATTATACATGTTGTTACTTGCTTTTTTATTATAGCCAATGCAATAAGACATTGGTGATAGGGATAATATGCTTTGGGTAGACTATAACATATCACAAACGGGTTCTAACTGGCGAGTCGAAGGTGACTGGCCAGGAGAAGTTATGGGTGTAACACGAGAAGGTGTTGTAGGGGGTAAAAGCGCACTCTACAAACCTGGAGAAGTGTACATAGTCAACAAAGACGGATGGTTAGTCAAAGTTGATGATGTAGCTAAACTCGTGTATACCTATGAAAATAAGTTGTAGGTAAAAAATACAGCTAAATAGAATGTAGGTTGACAACCCTACAAAAACGTGCAATAATGCATAATATGAAAATTTTGGTAAGATAAATTGAGACTAATTAGTAACCTATGTGTTATATAAGAGTTAGATGAACTGAACAAATATTA